CGATCGGCACGCCATTCGGTGCTTATTTGCGCCCGCTAAACTTGATAAAACTACGTTGAAAAAATAATTAATATAATATCAAAAAGTGCTAAAAAACATATTAATTTAATTTATATTTTACTTTAGGTTTACCAAGTTTAGCGGGCTGATAACTTTTAACTTGCCTAACTCGACCACACGATCGATAATACAAAAAACAACAGCGATGAGTGCGCGATGAAAACTTATACAGACAAAGAGAAAGACAAGCTGATCGACAAAGTCTGTGACATGATGTCCACGGGCGTGCCTTGTGGTAAGTCTTGCGAGAAAGTTGGAGTTCCTAAGTCTACATTCCTCGGCTGGACCAAGGCCGGTGGCCGCGCTGCCGACCGGTACGCGCTCGCGCGAGACGAAATGATCCATTCATTGGCTGAAGATGTGTTGCTGATAGCTGACAAAGACCCTGTGTCAGTCGTTGACAACAACGGCATAGCAAGGTACGACTCTGCTGCAGTCCAGCACCAACGATTGCGAGTCGACTCTCGTAAGTGGTTGCTCTCCAAGATGATGCCCAAGGTGTATGGCGACAAGGTCGCACAGGAACACTCTGGTGTCGACGGTGGACCGATCAACATTGCGTCTCTCAATCTTAAGAACTTGACGGATGAAGAGCTCAGCAACATGGAACAACTCATCGAAAAAGGGAACACTGAAGAGCAATGAACGAGATGTCACCTGCGTTCGTCTCGCAAGCCATCCAGAAAGAGAAACAGAGACGCCGTGCGTCTGCGTCGTTGTACGAGTTCGTTAAGCAGTCGTGGCACGTCGTTGAGCCATCAGCGAAGTTCGTAGGCTCATGGCACATTGAAGAGATATGCGAACACCTTGAAGCGATCAGCTCAGGCGACATTAAGAAGTTATTAATCAACATACCACCGAGACATAGCAAGTCGACGATCGTTAGCGTCATGTGGCCTATGTGGGAGTGGTTGACAGACCCAGCGCAGAAGTTCCTGTGTGCAAGTTACTCCGGCAACCTAAGCATACGTGACAACCTGAAAGCTAGACGACTCATACAATCACCTTGGTATCAAGAGCGATGGGGTCAGATGTTTAAGTTGTCCGGAGACCAGAACGCAAAGCAACGATTTGAGAACGACAAGACAGGCTACAGGATAGCGACGTCTGTGGGCGGTACAGCGACAGGTGAAGGTGGATCGAGATTGATCCTCGATGATCCGCATGCAGCACAAGAGGCACAGTCGGACGCCATACGTGAGTCAGCGGTTGAATGGTTCGATCAAGTATGGTCGACACGTCTCAATGATCCTAAGAATGATGCGATGGTCACGGTCATGCAACGTCTCCATGAGATGGACATAAGTGGACACATCTTAGACATAGGCGGTTGGGAACATTTGATGATCCCAGCGGAATGGGACGGTCATAAACGTAAGACAAAGCTAGGATCATACGACCCAAGGACAGCCAAAGGAGAGCTCATCTGTGCTGATCGTTTCGGGCCTAAGGAAGTGGCTGACCTGAAGCGGTTGCTTGGTGTCTATGGCTCTGCTGGACAGCTACAACAGGATCCCAACCCTGCCGACGGTGGAATATTAAAAACTAGCTTTCTGGCCATGTGGCCTCACGAATCTGGGCTACCCCCATTTGAATATATTTTGCAGTCCTATGATTGCGCCTTCACGGAGAAGACCACAGGAGACCCAACTGCGTGCAGTGTTTGGGGAATCTTTACGCACGAAGGACAAAAGAATGTTATGTTAATAGATGCTTGGGACAAACATTTAAGTTACCCTGACCTTAGAGAAACAGCAGTAAAAGACTGGGCAAAAGAATACGGTGGTTTATCAAAAGAAAATCCATACAGCAGGGCAAGAAGACCAGACAGGATTCTTGTCGAGGCAAAAGCAAGTGGTCAATCTTTATTGCAAGACTTAAGATTAGCTAAAGTTCCGGCCATAGGGTATAATCCAGGAAACGCAGACAAGATAAGCAGAGCACATCAAGCTGCACCAACTTTGGAGTTAGGGTTGGTTTGGGTGCCAGAGAGCAAAAAGAATCCTGGTCATTTCGTTTCATGGTCTAATGATTTCGTAAAACAGCTTGCTAAATTTCCAGTAGCACCGCATGATGATTACGTAGATACTTTTACGCAAGCTATTATATATTTCAAAAACGACCACTGGTTTGATTTGCCGCAAGCAAGAGATCCTGATGAAAGAAAAGTTATACCGTTCCCGAATGTTAACCCATATGCTGCTTAGGAGTTGTTATGCCTGAAGATGCACCTTTGTCAAATGCTCAAAGATATTTAGACGCAAACCCAGACGTGTTAGCTAATGCAGAAGCAAGAGCTGAGGGAATGATGTTTGTCCCAGAAGGAGGGAGACAAGGATTTTTAGAAAGTGTTGCTCGAGAACATTATGATTCTTTTGGCATGAATGAAGGTCGTGATAATTTTGAAATGCGTTCTTTCAATCCTGAAAACAGAGCTCAGTTTGTAGACAACACGCCTGCACCTTCACGCGATCCTGTAAACCCGACCATGTTAGCTATTGCTGAAATGTTAGAAGGAACTCGACCTGTTTATGATGACAAAGAAGGTCTTTCTAACATGCAGTTTTTTGGTAAGAAAGAAGAGCCTGATTTTTTAGGAAGTTATTACGACCCACAAAGCCAGCAAACTACAGAACAATTAGATGAACTTTTAGCTAGGATTGGCCCTAATTTTCGCAGAGCGCACATTGGAGGAAATTCAGGAGACACTAATGAAGACATGGTCGCTAGAGAGATGGACAATGTCATAAGAGGGTTGTATGTTCGCAGAGGACACTTAGGAGAGCTACCTTCTATATTTACAGAAGCTGGTGGAGAAAGAGAGCTAATAAGAGCTTATGCTCAACTTGGAAAGAATCCTGCTAATTTAATGGGAGGCAAAAAAGGCACCCAATCTTTTGACAACAGGTTCACTTTTGATACTTTTGACGGTGTTCCTTTAAGTTTAGCAGACATAGAGAAAAACAAATATATAACTCTAATGAACCAAAATTTCTCTCCTGCATCTAGTCAAGGTTACGGAGAAGGAAGAGAATGGGAAGGTGGTCTGTATGGTTTTGGTTTTGCAGACTTAGCAGATTTAGTTAATGCTGTTCCTGAAATGGTTAGGCAAGCTGGACCGTTGACAAATTTAGTTCCAGGAATGACCGCCCCAATAACTATGGGCAAATTTATGTATGACAATCCTGATGGTTTGCCTGTGACAGACTTTTTGAGACTAGGTGGTGCAGAGGGATTGTTGTTGGGAGACATGGGACAAGAGTATGATAACAATTTTGGTTCTGGTTATGTTCCTCCTGCAGCACTGCCTTCTACGATGGAGTTTAATGCTCCTTCTGAAAAAGAAATGTTAGAAGAAATGGACAAGTTGCAATTTAATTCTCCAGGATATCCTAATAGATCTTATACTCGACCCGCATATGATCAACCGTTTGATGTCAGCTATCCTTATCCAAACAATATTGATTTGGCTGATTTTGGAGGCTCTAGAATGGTGCCAAACGACCAAGGCTATGGAGCTTATTATAATCCTGGTTATGGGTCTTATTACAATCAAAGCATGCTACCTTACAGGAATGACGAAAGTAGCGGTGTAACTATGAAAGATTTTTCTTTTGATAAAGATGGAGATTTCGTGTACACTCCTTCACATGTTATGTATGATCCTTATAATGACTACTCATATGCTCCAGGAGTTTTTGGAGACTATGATCCTTTGAATGTAGGATTTAAAGAAGGCGGTTCCACATCTTTGAAAGACAGTTTGCAAATCAACAAACCCAGAGCAACGCCAAGTCATCCTAAGAAGTCTCACGTAGTCAAGATCAATGACAACGGCCAAGAGCGCATGATTCGGTTCGGTCAACAAGGAGCAAAAACAAACAGGAATGCAAAACAGCGCAAAGCATTCAAAGACCGCCATGCAAAGAACATAGCTAGAGGAAAGACATCTCCAGCATATTGGGCCAACAAGGTCAAGTGGAAAGCAGCAGAAGGTGGATTAGTTAAGTACGACCCTGCCAAAATTGCTGCATTGAAAGAGAGCATGATGGATGGCTAGCGCGACGGACGTAGCACGCAACATACTAGGCCAAGGTCTTCTTTTAGGTTGGGGAGACGAGCTTGAAGGTCTGGTGCGTTCTAAGTTTGGTGATGAAACTTATGAAGATGCTCTTAAGCAGATACGCGCAGAAAACGAAGCTTATTCAACAGAAAATCCTTACGGAGCATTAGCAGGAGAAATTGCGGGTGGATTCATACCAACAATTGGGGCATTAGCTTTGACGCCATTCACTGGTGGATCATCTACAGCTCTTGCTGCAGGGAACATAGGCAGATTAGCAACGATGGGCGCGAGGAAGTTAGGGCCATTAGGAACTGCAGCATTAGTTGGAGCTGGAGAAGGCGCGATAGCTGGAGCAGGTACGGCAGAAGAAGGCAGTCGTTTACAAGGAGCAGGTTTAGGAGCTGTGATTGGTGGTGCGGCAGGAACAGCAGTTCAAAAAGGATCTGAGGCAGTAGTCAACGCACTCAACAAAAGAGCGATACAAAAAGCAGCACGGCAAGTTCCGGACGAGAGCGCATATAATTTATTGCAAGATCGGTTGGTGGAGAGTGGCGTACGCATGGACGCAGTGAAAATGAAAGGTGGCAATTGGATTTATGACGAAAATTTATTCAACAACTTAATTGATGAAAGTTCAACTGCACCTTTAGATGCGCAACAAACCATAGTTCAAAAGTTACGAAAGTATGTAAAAAATGACATGGGCACTCCTCAAGACCCTGTAAGAAAACAAGCAGACGCTGAAGGCATATTGCATTATGAACCGGATCCGTATTTCCTAACAGAAGATTCTCTCCGATCAATACCCGAAGAGAGAATTTTTGGTGAAACAGCTTTAGGGCGTCATTGGGAAGACGCCAGTGACGCTATGATAAGCATTAACACGGCGCAAGGAGTTCTTAACGAGGGAGGTTTCACACCAGACAAATATCCTTGGTTGAGAAAAGTGCCTCAAGAAACTCCTATTTATTCTGCCCGCAATCCGGACGGGCAATTTTTTAGTCAACAGTTAGGTTTTGATGAATTGATGAAAGAATTAAATGTAGGAATGGATCCTAAAAATGATTTAGGATTGCCTGACAGTTTGCGCATCGATCCTAAAGACGTAGCTAAGATGAGTGTTCCTGCAATGGTGAGGAAAGTTGACAAAATAAAAAAATGGCGTGAAGAAAACGCAGGTAAAATAGAAAAAGATTTTGCAGACAAGGTGCCGTCAAATTTTGAGAACAAGGAATTTTCATTAGATTTTGTGGAAGGCAAAGGCAGTCGCTGGCTTAACATTGGTGACACTAAAATGCCTGACGATTCATACAAAAATTTAAAAGTTTGCCAAGCATTTGGTGACAGAGCAGGTTGGTGTACCAAAGTTGAAGGTAATGCCAAATTATACGGTTCAGGAGAAAATCGTTTGGAAATTATGGTTGATGGGGATGGCAGACCGCACGTTCAAGCTCAAATTTCTGATCCTTATGGTCAAGGATTGCCTGAGAATAATATAGACGCAATTGCAACCAATGAGTTAGGTCTTCCACTCAACTGGGAAGAAACTATTATTCCTGATCGAAAAGAGGCATTCATAAAAATACTCAGAGAAAAGTATCCAGAAGAATTCAAGCCTGACGGATCTTTCGTGAATGAAAGTTTAGAAGGAGATTTTTCATTTGTATACAATGATTACAAATTCGCAGAAGATTTTGTTGATTTCCGAAAAGACCGATTGAAAAAATATGCAGATGAAATCAATTATACTATCAGAACACCGTTTAAGGTCTTCAAGAGGAAAAAAGAAGGTCTTCCTGAAAATTTTCTGATTGAAGAATTAAAACCGATTAACAACACTTTTACCAATGAAAAGGTGATAAGTCTTATAGAGCAAGATCCTGATTACATTAATAAAATACGAGGAGACACTGTCAAATATTTAAATGATTTAAACAAACGAGCTGAAAAGGAAGGTGTAGTCTTCGAAGGTGTCTCTGACAGGCAAATGCCATTAGGTTTTGTAGATCGGCAAGTAAGTCCAGATCCTCTTGGGAGACTTGAAGCGATGGGCCTTAATGAAAATGAATTGATTGATGAATTCCAACATGAATTCTTCAACGCAAACCCTCACTTGATTGATGAAGACGGGAACTATTTAGATGCAAATGACGAATTTGATTTCTTAGGAAACCATTATGATGAATATCAAGATTGGCTGCAAAATACATTAGACGACATGGCTCACGACGCAGGAGTGTATCCTGACATTGATAACAGTTGGGGAATCATAGACACCTATCAAATTGGTGAAATTAAAAACGGTTGGAACATCATGATGCAAAGAATGGGTCTTACTGGTGAACAAATAACTGATAGCGAAGCTTCTAAAATTCAAAAAATGTTGAACAGCAACAGAATTAGAAGATTTTTCGGAGGACAAGAATTTGTAGATCACATGGCTCGTTGGTACAACGCCAACATAGCTGGTGGTCGTGAGGCTTTAGAAGTAAAAAAAGCTTATTCTTATGGTCTTTCAAGAGGCGGTTCAGTAGACATTGATGCATTAATAGCAGACGTGCTTGGAGATTAACATGGCAGACATACAAATAACAGAAGAAGAAATGACCATAGTTGAAATGCCGGAGGAAGAGCTAGAAGTTGAAGACACAGCAGATGGCGGTGCAGTTATAAAGCTAGAGTCTATTTCTGTCAAAGAAGGTTCAGAGCATTTTGCCAACATTGTAGAAGAAGTTGATCGCAGCAAATTGAGGACTTGTATTAGTGATTTGTTGACAAAGATAGGGCGTGACAAAGAAGCTAGGCAAAAAAGAGACAAACAATATGAAGAAGGACTGCGCAGAACAGGTTTAGGTGATGACGCTCCAGGTGGAGCACAATTTGCCGGAGCAAACAAAGTGGTGCATCCGATGTTAGTTGAAGCTTGTGTAGACTTTTCAGCTAGGTTCATCAAAGAGATATTCCCTCCAAATGGGCCTGTGAAATCCAAGATCATAGGTGAAACAGACAAGGTCAAGGTAGAAAAAGCGCAACGCAAAACAGAGTTTATGAACTGGCAAGCTACAGAACAGATGGTAGAGTTTCGTTCTGAGTTAGAGCAGTTGTCTACGCAATTGCCTTTGGGTGGCGGTCAATACATGAAGTATATGTGGAGCCCACAGCACAACAGGCCAACATCTGAGTTCGTGCCGATTGACGATGTTTATCTTCCTTTTTCTGCTACCAACTTTTATACTGCAGAACGTAAGACTCACGTACAATATATAACGCACATGGAATATCAAAAACGAGTTGACGCAGGAATGTATTCTGACGTAGACTTGCCAAGTCCCAATCAACCAGAGTTTTCAAAAGCAGAACAAGCAAACGAAAAGATTGAGGGAAAACAAGACACATCTTATAACGAAGACGGTTTGAGAACGATTTACGAAGTGTATACGTATTTAGAGATGGAAGATGAATACGGTCTTGCTCCTTACATTCTTTCCATTGACAAATCTTCTGACAAGCCACTGTCATTGTATCGTAACTGGGAGGAAGACGATGCACAAATGAACGAACTAGATTGGATGGTTGAGTTTCCTTTTGTGCCTTGGCGCGGAGCTTATCCAATTGGTTTGACGCACATGATCGGAGGACTGAGCGGTGCAGCAACCGGAGCATTGCGAGCTTTATTAGATTCAGCTTACATTCAAAATGTTCCAACTCTTTTGAAATTGAAAGGTGGACCAAACGGCCAAACACTAAATGTTCAACCAACTGAGATTGTTGAGATGGAAGGTGGTGCACTGGTAGACGATGTTCGCAAGTTAGCTATGCCTTTGCCGTTCGCTGGACCAAGCCCAACATTATTTCAATTGTTAGGATTTTTAGTTGACGCCGGAAAAGGTGTTGTTCAAACTTCTTTTGAGAAATTTAGTGACCAGAACCCTAATGCGCCTGTTGGCACGACGATGGCGATCATCGAGCAAGGCATGGTTGTGTTTAGTTCTATTCACTCGCGTTTGCATTCGGCGATGGCGAGAAGTTTCAACATCCTCCATAGGATTAACAGCGCATATTACACGCAAGAAGGATTGGACGCGATCGACGCAGGACTTTCGATTAGCGCAGATGATTTTGATGGACCTTCAGATGTTGTTCCGATAAGCAATCCTGCAATATTCAGTGAGGCGCAAAGGTTCGCTCAAATTCAAGCTATTATGCAAAGAGCTGCATTAATGCCTCAAATGTACGATCAAAGAGCTGTGGAAGAGATGTTCTTACGCACTTTGAAAGTTCCAGGATCAGAAGTTTTGAACCCGATGCCAGGATCAGAAGACAGAGATCCTGTAAGTGAAAATGTTGCTGCAGCAATGGGACAAGGCATTTACGTTTTACCTTATCAAGATCATTTGGCGCACATGGAAGTTCATTTACCGTTTTTGAAATCGCCTTTGTTTGGTTCGAATCCAACTATCACTCCTGTTTTTCTTTATCCGATGGCCTTGCATTTGAGAGACCATTTGTTGAATTATTATTTAGCCGAATCACATCAAGCAATAGACCAAGCTCAAAGAAGAGAAATAATAGGAGACGACGCAGAGCAAGAAGTAGAAATAATTCTTCGTGTTCAAAAGTTTATAGAAGAGCAGTTAGGTGGATTTGGGCAAGAGCTGGCGCAAATAAATCAAGCAGCACAACAATTCAAGCCAGAGATGGCGTCTCCAGGAGATGAAGCTATGAAAATAGCAGAGTTGAGTGCGCAAATGAAACAAAGTGAATTGCAACAAAAAGCTGAAAAAGACACTGCTCAATTGCAACTTAATAATATGAAGTTAGAAACCAATTCCAGAATACAAGAATTGAAAATAGCTCAAACAGCTGAAATCGAACAAGCTAAACTTGCTGCAGCAGAAGCTGATAGAGTTCAAAGAACAGAGTTGCAGAGTTTGAGAGAGTTAGCTGAAACAGAAAGAAACAACGTAAGACAAATGTCTGAGACAGATCGTTTGAATACTCGTGAAATGAACGAAAATA